TCAGATTGCGTATTTCACGATTAATTCGTCTGTAGCCATTCCTGTCCACAGCACACCTTTAACCCCTATATCAATGGATATCAATGGTATATTACATGTAGTTGTTGTGCTACGGAAACTTGCGATGCCCGTAGCCGGTGGAGTTCCATGCGTGGACTCCACTTTTTTATTTTCCATAATGGTACCTTACTACTTGTTCCAATAATTTAATATTATATCATAAATTTCATTGATATAACACCCCGCTTTTTGCTTGAATTTGCTGAAAAGTTCAGTTTTGAATATCTCCGCAAATCTCACAAAATCCCGCTATTTAGTAACAAATTAGTAACAGATTACATCAGGTCATTGACCCTTGCCTGTACTGCTGCATAATCATAACCTTCTGCGGTGATCTTGTCTTTTCTTTCCTGACCGTTGCCATACTCACCACGGATGACCGCCCTTGCAATTTCATCAATGGATTTCTTAGGCGTTGCCCCACAAAGTTCATTGACCTTGTTCTGAACCTCGTCATAAGAATAACCCGCCTGTTCAAGTGCGTTCTTTCTGTCCTGACCATTTCCCCACTGTCCGGCAATGACTTCCTGTGCAATCTCGTCAACAGATTTCTTTGGTGCAGTGCTTACACCCAAGATTTCATTGACCTTTGCCTGAACTTCATCATAGTTGTACCCGGCTGCTTCAACTGCTGCCTTACGGTCTGCACCGTTTCCATACTTGCCGTTGATAACATCCTGTGCAACTTCATCCACTGACTTTGAAGGTGTCTGTGGTGCAGCACCATCATACTGTGTCAGGTTGTTGTCCCTGATAACACGCATCAGGTTTGTGACATAGGTACTTGATGTTGCATAACCGTCTGCCTTGATGTTCTCCACATAAGTCTGTGGGTCAGTCACGCCTTTAAGATTCGCATATCTTGAATAATTGATGAAATCAAAGTAACCCTTGACACCATCTTCCATAGAATCGAACACACGGAAGTTGTCACGAATGTTCGTGTGAACCCCCGGTGTGTATTCCTCTGATGTTGCCATGTTTACAGACTTACCAGTCCAAGCACTGCCACACTTCAAACCGAAGTAATTGTGATACTTGGCTGCAAGACCTGACTGCCCCCAACCACTTTCAAGAATTGCCTGTGCAATGATTGGACTGTGTACCTTGATACCATACTGTGCAGCATACTTGATGACATAGGCTGCAATCTGTGAAATAAATGTCTGCTTATCCATAATTATTTGCCCTCACTTTCTGTCTTTTTCTGTAAAATATCAATAGCCTTGGTGATAACTGGTGGGAGTGGTAACCCCATAAGACCCGCATTTTCCACAAGGGAAATTGTTTCATTGGCAATGAACGCAATAATCACCGCATCCCTGATGTAATTTGTGCCGATCACCAAATCAAGACGGTATGCGACTAATACAAAAACAAGTGTCATGCATTTCCTGCAAAGACCTTTCCACCCCGCCTTGCTTTCAAGTGAACCTGTGTCTGTCTTGGGACTGTTCTTGAATACCCCCGCAACAATCAGACCTGAAATATAATCAAGTCCCATGAAAATCAGAAGGGTTGCAAGTCCCGCATCCCAACCACCAAAAAAAGATGCGATTGCTGAACCAATCACACCTAATACACTGCAAATAGTCTGTTTCATTTTCTCTGTCCTTTCTGAACTAAAAACAACCGCTTGTGACCTCATATAAGGGTCATATAGCGGTTGTTTTTGTTCCTGTGATAATTTCCTTGTCTGTTGATTACTCTGCTAATTCAGGGCAATCAAGGTCAATCAGAACTTCCTTCACTTTGTCCTTGATTTTCTCAGGTACATCAGCAAAGGTTTTCTTGCCCTTAATGATAAGGGTTGCATAGATCACTGCCATAGATTCCACATCCTTTCTAAATAAAATTTTTATGATGAACTGAAACAACATCAGTTACCACCTTCTGCCAGTTCCGGGTGTCCTTCATCAATAAGCACCTGTTTGACTTCATCCCTGATCTTGTCAGGAACATCATTGATTGACTTCTTACCCTTAATGATAAGTGCTGCATAAATATTTGCCATATTCTCACCCCTTCCTTATGCCATCATTTCATAGATTTCACACATGGCTTCCTGTGCCTGTGTCATCTGATCTTCCAAGGATGTGTTCCTGTCATCAATCATTTTGATGTATTCATCCTTGGTGTACTGGGTCAGGTCATATTCATAACCAGTGAACCCCGGCTGTTCATCTGTCCCGGCTTCTGTGACCGGGGTGATGTTTGCAGCAACCCAAACTGAATAGTCATCAATGACTTTCTGTTCAGGCTGCTTTGTACTGCGTACTTTTCCGTACTCTTTCATGCTTTTTACCGCCTTTCTTCTTTTTCTTTGCCTTGATATGGTTTGTATAATAATCATCAGCGTATTGCTGAATAGGCACAATATATTTATCTGATAAATGGGAACTGTCACAATGTTTCAACCAACCCTTATAGGAATTGATTGAACACCATTCTGAATAGTTCATTTCCTGACCGTTTTCAACTTTCTTCCTGATGTTGGTCATCTTCCGCTTCATTTCCTGACAGGTGGATTTTCTCAACAGGGTACTGTTCAAAAATATCCTGTACCCAACAAAATCAATACCCCGGATGAATGAAGGGAATATCTGATAGTTCCCTTTTATTCTTAATTTCAAATTCTGTATGAAGTATTCATTGATTTCTGCAAGTAACTGATGCAGTTCTTCTTTGGTTCTTGCAAAAATACAAATATCATCCATATAACGGTAATAATGTTTTACCCGCTTTACTTCTTTTATCCAGTGGTCAAAACCTGACAAGAAGAAATTCCCGTCATACTGTGAAAAGTAATTCCCTATTGGAATACCGACACCTTCAATGAAGTCCTTGCCGTTTATCTTCACTATCTTGATTTCATTACCACAAGACCGATAAAATTCAATGTTTTCATCCGTTGCCGGACAAGTGCTGATTGAATCAATTACTTCATCAATCAGTTCAAGCAGTTCAGGGTCTTTGTACTTCCGTCTGAACTTCTGTTTTAGTGTTTCATGGTCAATGGAAGGGTAAAATTTCTTGCAGTCTATTTTCAAACAATAGGTCATTTCTTCCGGCACGGTATCAACCGCCAACCGTAACTTCTTGTATGCTGCGTGAATACCCTTGTTTGGTATTGCTGAATATGTGTCATCAGTGAAATACGCTAATAACTGCGGTTCAATCACCTGTAAAACCGCCCATTGTGCAATTCTGTCAGGGAAGAATGGAAGTTTGTATATTTCCCGTTCCTTCTTGCCGTCCTTTTTCGTAAAAGTGGCATATTCCGAAGTTTTGTATAAATGGTTTTGAAGCATCCATTGCAGACCCGCCAAATAGTAGTATGGTCTTTTCTCAATCTGCTGAACTTCCTTGTACCATCCTTTGCCTTTCTTTGCGTGTTGAAACGCAAGATACAGGTTATCCATTGAACAGATTTTTTCATAAAGATTGCCATACCGTTTCACGCTTGTCTGTTCCCTTCTGTATGCACTGAACCGAACTTTCAACCCGTCAGGTGACGGTCTACTAATACAGCCCATGTATTTTGATGTTTTGCCAAGTGGCACGGTAATCAGTTTTCAGTACATTGATTTATAAGAACACCCCGCCATTTCTGACGGGGTGTTTCAAGTGATATTTGTGCATTTACTAACTGACTGCTGATATTCCGATTACGATTAGAAGAAGCATTATTCAGATTCCAATAGAAAGCACTGGTATTCAAGCCATTATTCCAATTAGCACCTAATTTAGTGACATTGGTTTTTTGTCTTTTTATTGTCTTTCTGCTTGAAAATCGTCATCCTTAGCATCCTGATTACCTAAAATTGTGTGAATTACTGGTTGCCTGTTATGCTGCCACCTTTTTTCGATACACCAACCGACCGCCGATATTCCGATAACGACCAGAAGAAGCAATACCCAGAACCCAACAGAAAGCACCGGCATACAAGCCATCACTCCAACCAGCACCCAACCTAGCGACACGCCAACCCGTACCGTTCTGATTCCAACAGTGATCACCAACAGGAAGTGCAGTGTTTCCGTTGAACTCACCCGGTAAGAACAACCAATCAAAATCTTCTGAATAGCAGAAAGCGGAAATATAACCGTTTCCATACTTTGCGGTCATTCCTGTATCTTCATAAGGTGCTGCCTTAATGTCATCAGCAAAACCATGATCTGCAACATAGGTATCACATTCACCTGTGGTTGCATTTGCATAGTGATTGATTCCATCAATCCACCACCAAATGTTGCCCCAAAAGTTTTCCTCACCACGGTATGACACAATCTGAATACCGTTAGCATTGACAACTGAACCTGATGCATTACCAAGGGTGATTGTTGCACCTGTATTTTCTGTCATGGATGTTTTACCGTCATCAGTCTTTGAAACTGCACCGTTACCAATAACAGACTGCATGTTGAAGGTTGCATATTCAATCAGCATAAGCATCTGTGAAGCGGATGCCGTCTGAACAACACCCTGTTCCCAACCAGTACCACGTTTTTCAGCAAGTTTTCTGATATTGGCACGGGTTGCGTTCTGTGTAAGTCCTGAAAGCGGTTTTGCATTGGCAATACTGCATAACATATCAGCAGCAAAGTCAGCAACCTGTGAATCATCAAGAATGTATGCTGATGCAGATGCATCCCAAAGTGAACCTTCAAAGGCTGCAAGATATGCAACATCATTTTCCTGACCATTTACAATGAACGCCGGATGAAGTTTGAATCCCGCCTTTGGTGTATCTGATACATAGTATCTGATTTTTCTTGTGATTGCCCCCTTGGTTCTCTTTTCAGTTTTAAGCGGTACAACCTTGTAATAAAACTTTGGCTGTTCAACCATTACCTGAACGATTGTCCCGGCACTGAATTTCAGGTTTTCATCAGGTGATTCAGTACCTACCGGGTTACGGTCAACCGCCTGTGTCAGTTTTCCAGTAGTGGAAAATCCGGCTTCACCGTAATATGCAGCAACACGCCCGTCATTGGTAAGGTTGCAACGCTTTCTGCCACCAAAGGCATTGATTCCGTCAAATCCTGAACCCGCTGAACGGTTTACTGCCCCGGCAAGTCTTGTGAACTTTTTATTTTCAAAATCTACTTCAACACCATAAATGTCACCGTCTGAATATCCAACAAAGGCTTTCAGATCAGCAATTTCTTTTTCAAGTTCCTGAATGTCACCAACAGTTGCATACGCACCCGGACTGACCGCAAGTGATACGTTGTCAGCGTTTCCTACTGTGGTATATAACTGTAAGTATGCAGCCGATACCGTAACACCGTTATATGGTGGCATATAACAGTTATTTGACTTTTCAATGCAGACTGCATACAGGATTTCACCCTTGTCAGGGTCAACGGCATATAAGCCAAGTGTACGCATATAGTAACCTTCTTTCAGGTCTACATTGGAATATGCTGCATCAATTTTGATTGCAACCTCATTTGTGCGGGTAACCTTGGAAACAAGGGTTGTCTGCTTGATGTTGCTAAGTGCGGTCAATGCCTGTAACTGACTTTCAGTGTACTGGGTACTGGAAGAACATACTTTTGTAAAATCAATGTTTCCTGACCCGGCAATCATCTTTGCCATAAGTGCCTGACCATTGTTTGTGATGTAAAGTTTTGAATACTCTGCCATCTTATCATTCCTTTCTATGTTGTTTTTATCTCAATGAAGTCTACCTGAACAACGCCGGATGCTGCCTTTGCATCCATATCTGCCCGGATTGTTTCATTAAAATCTGTTGAAATGGTTACCATTGCGGTATCTGTTGCCTTACCACCAAAGTTCACTGTACCCTGAACACTCACTGTTTCCTGACTGTCATTTGTGATGTTCAGCATTTCAGTCTGAACGATTCCACCACCAAAGACTGATGAACCGTTCACATCAAACACTTCCCGGAAATCGTTTGTGATGATAAATTCATTGATGAAGCAGATGCCACCACCAAAAAGAACAGCACCTTTGATGTTGCAAGGGATGCTGTTCTTAGATACAACCACAAGATTTTCAGGAATCATTGTGTTTATGATGTTTTCCAGTTCTTCCACCTGACCATATAATTCAAGGTCAGTGTCAATATACAGTGTGTACCCGGTCTTGAAATCACCAGTCACTTCAAAGTCACTGTTACCGCAAAGGACAAGCAACTTTTGAAGCAACACTTTCCAAGTGTACGGGATTGTGTTGAACCACTTGCTTTGAACCCTTGAACGCCTTGATTCAAGGGTATCATCAGCAGTTGGGTATATTTTCAGCATCTTTTCAAATCGGCTGATTCCATATTCATCAGCAGTTGAAATGAAGCGGTTACGCAAACACCTGTCAGTTGCCGACCACATCAGGCTAAATTCAGGATTTTCCGCTTCAAGTGCTGCAACGGGTTCTTTGTAACTCTGCATGAATGGCGGTAAGTATGAAACAAGGTCAACTTCTCTTATCATGCAGAAACACCCCCTAACTTTGGTATACAAAATTCTGTCAAGGTCATATTGCTTGCCGTGCCGTTCAGCTTTGTCCCGGTCACATCTACCACGCCATCAACGCCAAGGATGCGGTTTTCAATCTGCGATACCCTGACAATGGTTTGTGATGTTTCTGACCAGTTCTTTCTTAATTCCAAGAAGTACGCATCAACCGCTTCTGCAATGGCTGCCTTGGTATTTGACCAGTTGTGACCTTCTTCAAAGGTTACCGTGGTCTTGACCTCAATACTGACAGGTGATGCACTTGCAACACTGACTACATGACCGATTGGTGCAAGTCCGTAACCTTCCCCGGCACTTTCTTCCGGGTCAAGTGTCTGCTGAACGTATTGAACAAGCGTTGAACTTGCTTCACCATAATCATCAGAATCAGTGATGACTACATGAACAGTACCACCAACCGTCAGTTTTTTGTCCTTGGCTGCATTATATACGGCATCAAGCCACGGTTTGACTGCTGCCGGAACTGTTGAAATGATTGATTCATACCAGTTCTTGACCACGGTACTGACGATCATGTCAGCGGGTCTAATGTCACCATTCCAAACACGCTTGACCTTACATGATCCAACACCTTCAATGCCTTTGACCTTTGCCATATAATCAGCATGATTACCACCAAAGGACTGTTCATTGAAACTGTCAAAATAACGCTGCCTGAAAACTTCTGTATCTTCTTCATCTTCACCGGGAATAAGTACGCTTGTCAGGCTTGCCGTCTGCAACCCGTCAATATATTCCATTGGTATCATATCCCCAAGGTACTGATTGCCAACAACACCTTCTGTTTCACACTGAACCTTGTATGTTCCCGGTGTGATCTGTTCAGTCACAACATAGTTGATTTCACCAATGTTGAAACGCTTTCCAGTAACATCAATGTTTGTTGGTGTGAACTCACCCTGTAAGATTGCCTTGGTTGCGGGTTCAGGTGAAAGTCCCCTGTCCTTTGCAAGCAAGATCAGAAATTCCCTTGCGGCAGTATCACCGTATGAATTTTTTATCAGATATTCCAACTCAATGTATAAAATCTGAAATTCAATGGCGGTTGAACTATGCAGATCATAAACAGGGGATGACGGTCTTTTGTCAATTTTGTCAGATACCCGGTTCATCATCCTTTCAAGGATAATGTCATAAGTCTGATCTTCATACATTCTAAATCTTCACCCCCTTCTCTGCTTTAATATCACCGTAAATTGTTTTTACGGTAAAATAGGCATGAACCACACCTTTGACCGTCAGGTCAAATTCAAAGTCGGTCACACCTGTGATTCTTTCATCAACGGCTAACGCTTCACTGATTCTGCGTTCTAATTCAGGGCAAACCCAAGTGACAGGTTCACCGTACAGGTCAAGTGTTTCAATGCCGTAATACCACGGATATATGATGTACTGATACCGTTCTGTTTGCAGTGTTCTGAAAATCATCTGCTTCATGGCATCCTGTTCATCCACAAGACCCCTGACTGAATCACCGTCTAAATCCATTTTATAAGTTAGGCTTGGCTGTGTTTCAATTTCAAAATCTTGGTCAAGAAAACCAACTGTTGAAGGAATCATTTGCCTATCCTATCCACAACAATGAAGCGTTGACCTTCTTGCTGTCTTATCAGGATAACTTCATCACCAACCGCCAAGCCATTGTGAATGATGATCTTCTTTTTTCCTGTAATTTTGTGAGTATGTGCAAGGTTCTTTAACCCCGTGTTCAAGTCAATGTTGCCACCGCTGCCATTGTCACCTTTTACAGTGTGGTTGTGGGTGGAAAGACTGCTTTCAGAAGTCCAGTCAACTGTTACCATTGTGCTGAAATCCGTCACATTTCTTGAAAGAATCAACTGTTTTTCACCAAGTATCATCTTCTGTTCAACATTGATTTTCAAAGGTGAAGCACTCACGACCTCACCAAAATATACATTTACGGGTTTCCCCGCTTCAACCGCTTCAACGGCTGCCCTTTTCAGGGTATCAACAAGTTCATTTGCATCAGGCAACAAATTCACCCCCTCTAAGTGTCAAATCCATCCAATGTTCACCTTCCTTGTAGGTATGCTTGCATTTTTCAACAAGCATCCAGTTTTTCAGTTTTACATCACCAAGATCAAGGTTGATGACAACCATTGAACCCGCCCGCACTCTGTTGTCACCTAAAGCGTTGGTAATTTTCAGGTTACGGGTCTTTTTGTTATACAGTTTTAAAAGGGCATCTGCTTTTGCCTGACCGTTTTCACCTTTCTGCAAGGTGTCAAAATACTGTAAGATACCCCACTTGTTAATGTTGGAAGAATCCTGTGTGATGTAAACATCACGCTTTCCTGTGTCCTTGTTATCATAGGTCAGTTTGATTTTGTTATATGTGTTTTCATCAATAGATGAAGTATAGTCAAAGTTTTGCCCGGTTTCTTCATCAATCATCAGGTACGCCCCCGGAATACCCACATACATAGATGACAGGCTTTTCAGGGTAAGTTTCCCAAAGTCATCATATAACACATACATTTCCCCGGTATTGGTCAGTGTCAGGTCAAGGGCATTTGCTATCATTTCAAACAGTGAAGTATTTTCTTCAACCCTTGATTCAATGACATACCCGGTATCATCCAGTGTGCCAAGGTTCAGGGCATAATCATCTGCAATCATTTTCACAAATTGGTTTGCCGTCTTTCCTTCATAGACCTTGGTATCTTTATTTTTTAAGTACCTCAACTGATCGTAGGCGGTGACAGTAATGATTTTGTCCTTGGTTCTCTGCTGCTTAAACACAAAACCAAAGAATACATTGTCACCGTCCACCTTCATCCTGACTGGACTACCTTCTGAAAAATCAAGAATGTTGTCATACAGGACTTTGAAAACCAGTTTGCCGGGGGTGTTTTTTCTTTCTGTTGACCATTCAATACCTTCCTGAACAACAGGCTGATATACTTTTGTTCCTGATTCATTCCCAACCAGTAGTTCAACGTACATTGAACAACACCCCTTTCTTATGCTGCCGGAATGGTCAAAACCTGTCCCGGATAAATTAAGTTAGGGTTGCCACCAATGACACCCCTGTTTGCGTTGTAGATCACGGTGTATTTTGCACCGCTGCCGTAAAACCGTTTTGCAATGTTCCACAAACAATCACCACGCACAACCGTATAGGTCTGTGCTGCTGCCGGGGCGGGTGAATTGTTGGTTTCCCGCTTAGGCTCTGCACTTGCCTTTGGCTTGGATGCAGCAATTTTGATGTTGACTGTCTTTGTTCCATAGTCCCGGTACTGTTTCAGATTGAACTTGACTTTGAAGTCAAACCCGTTCTTGGCATCCTCTGAAATTTTGTAATCTTCCAAAGATACCTTCATGTTCGTGTTCAGCAGTTTTTTCCCCACCGGGGTCTTTCTGCACACAATGAACTGGAATGTCTTTTTGCCTGTTTTCAACCCTTCAAAAATATCAAAGAAATATCCCGCTTCTTTGAAACCATTCTTATACACCGCATAAGGATGTTTTACTTGCGGGATTTCTGCTTCAAATTCAATGTCGGTCAACCCGGCTTTTTTCAGGATATTGATTTCACCTTCATTTATCAGGTTAACCGTTTTGTTATTACCATTGATTTTGATACTGATTTTTTCAGGGGTGACAGGAAAAAGGCATTTGTCAAAATACATATCATATCCGCTTCTTGCCATTTATTCATGCACCCCTTCCGTCATATTGTCTACCGCTTCATTGACTGAATCTGTCAGTTTGGTCATAAAACCGTCAATGTCATCACCGCTGTTCACAGTGTTCTGCATACCTGACATATCAACATTGATTTCTGCGGTTGTGAATCTGTTAATGGCTTCTTGTTCTGCAATGTCACGCAAGTATTTCAAATCTTCTTCTGTAACATCCAAAGAATCTTTGATTTTACCTGTGTTATCGTCAATACTTCCAACACCGTCACCAATGCCGGAATTTGCTATTGCATCATTGAAACCTGATGTGTAGTCACCAACATTAGGAATATCAGTCTGACCGAATACATCCGATAAACTGAAATTTGAAACCTTGTCAGCAACACCGTCACCCCAAGCTGCACCCGCATTGAAAGCATCTGATGCCCAACCGTCCTGAAACGCATCAAAGGTTGTGAAACCTTCATTGAACGCATCTGAAATACTGGTGTAGTCCTCTTTGTTTCCGGCTGCTTCACTTGCCTTGGCTGCATAGTCATCTGCTGCTGAACTGATGCCTGAATAATCAAAACTTACAAACGGCAACTTGTTCAAGGCTGCTGCTATATTTTCAATTACTGAACAGGCGGTTGATAACAGATTGTAAAACCATGACTGTACGTTGCAGATAGCATTGTGAAATGCCGTCATCATATTGGATGCAAGTGCTGCAATGGCGTTTCCAATACCCAAGGCAATGTTTGCCACGGTCAGACCCAAGTTCTTAAAGAACTGAATCACCACGTTCACACCACCAGTAATCACACCGAACCCTGAATTTGCAATACCTGTCATTTTTGCAATCGCATTACATACGGCAAAAATTATTGCAATAAGTGCGATCAGCAACATAATAATCCAAACAACAGGACACGCATACAATGCACCGTTATAACCCATCTGTGCAGCAGTTGCAGCCATTGTCTGACCAGTAAGTGCAGCCATAACACCGATTTTTGCAGACATTGCAACTGAATGAATTGCTGTTGCAGCAGCGGATGCAATTTCTATTCCCTTCACAATGCCAAGGTATGCTGCATATACCGCTAACGCACCAATGACACCATAAATGATAGGACTAATCACTGACCAATTATCAGCAATGAAACCGCCTACTGTTCCAACAAGTTCAAAGATGTTTAATACAATATTTGCAAGGGTTGCCATTGCTTCAACGGCATTTTGCACGAACGTCTGAAATGCTTCACTATTTGCTAAATCGTTCAGCCTTTGAAGAACAGGTTGAAAAGCAATCAGTGCGGTATTCTGCATGGACTGCCACATCTGCCCCCAAGTCATAGGCATTTCATTGAATTTGCTGTTAATGTCATCAGCAGCAGAAAAGATTGCTGCCTTGACTACATCAGCGGAAAGTTCCCCATCCGCTGCCATTTCCCTGATCTTACCGATTGGAACATCAAGATAGTCCGCAATGTTCTGAATCAGGTTAGGTGCTTGTTCAAAGATACTGTTCAATTCATCACCACGAAGGACACCTGAACCAAGTGCCTGTGATAACTGCAATTCTGCATTTGCTGCTTCTTGGGTGCTTGCCCCGGCAATCGTCATCTGTTTTTGAATCAGATCAGCAAAAGCAACAACTTCTTCTGAACTGCTGAACGCATCCTTTGCATTGTTACCAAAACGGGCAACAACATCAGCCATCTGACTGAATGAACCCCTTGCATCTTGTGCTGCTGCATATACCATGTTGACAAGTTCAGCGGTTGTCTGAATCCCGTCATTCATCATATCCAAACGGGAAGTTGTCTGTGTAAGTTCATCAGAAATATCCAACGCCTTACCGACTGACTGAATACTGACATAGGCTGCAACTGCCCTTTTGATTGTGTTGGTCAGTTCATTTGCCTGTTGTGTACCGCTTGCAATTTCCTGATTGAAACGCCCCTGTTCATCCACATTGTCACGGATATACCTTTCAGTGTTTCCAACCGTCTGTGATAACTGCAAATATGCAGTATTTGCAGCGGAAACATCCATGTTCTGCATTGCATCATTCAGTTCATTTTGTGCCTGAATCGCATTGTTCAACTGACCACGCAACTGTTCCAGTTCGGCATTTGCCTGATCTGTTCCCATATTAACCGGGTTGTTTTCAATCTGCTGAATCCTTTGCTGAATAGCAGACAACCGCTGTTGCATGGTGGTCATATCCTGAACCGCTTCATCCGGCAATATATCCATCCCCTGTGCAGTCTGTGCAATATGTGCCTGTGTGGTGTTCAGTGTGTTCAACATATCGTTTGCACTCTGAACTTCTTGCTGAAATCGTTCAACGCCTGTACCCGTGAATACATCCAAGTTGTCAGTCTGCCATGTCACCGGGACTTCAACCGGGTCAATGTCAGGCGGTGCGTTTGGTTGCACTTCCAAAGGCACGGGGTCAGGGTTTTCAATCAGGGGGTCAGGCAGTACAGGGTCAATCTGTACTGGAATGGGTTCTTGATTCCCCCCATCCACAACAGGCGGTGCAATATCAGGTGCGGTTTGTTCAACCTGTGGTGCAGTAGGCTGAATATTTCTGTCTTGCTGCATTGCATCATTCAGTTCATTCAATGCTGCGGTTGCCTGATTGATTTCATCCCTTGCACCTTGCAGACTGCTTGTGTCAATGTCTGCGTTCATACTCTGCTGCATATCAGCCATTGCAGATACCGCAAGGTTCACGGAACTGATAATGTTATTCAGTACCCCGCTGAATTGGTCATTAAGTTCAATACCTGTCTGAATAGATGACACCTGTTTCACCGTCCTTTCTTAGTGTTTTTTCTTTGCCCTTGCTTCTGCCTTTTTCTTTTCCTTCTTGTCATGCTCTGCTTTCAGTTTGATTGAAGCAATTACAAAGGCTTTTTCCTGTTCGTCCATTTCCAAGAATACAGAAGGAAGAATATGCAATTTAAGAAGGGCATAGTAAGCATAATTTGCTTCACCATCCCCTTCTTCTATTAGTTTTTTGCTTCTTCTACCTTTTCATCAAGGGTCTTGGTGAATCCCTGAAACTTCTGCATCCATAACTGGAAGTCCTGCATTTCTCCGGCATCATCCACCATTGCATACACCAAATCATTAGGTGTCATAACGCCGTAACTGTCCTGTAACTCTTTATCATAAAGGTCAGGAAAAACAGTTGCCTTTACAATCATATCCATAAGATACTTTGAAGTGTTCAGTTTAGGTCTGAACAGGTTAGGTTTACCAGTAACCTGTACCTCAATGGTGTTTGCATCACGTAACGCTTCATTTTCCTTTGATGTAATGTGTCTGAACTCCCATCTGATAGGTGTTCCGTCCCCACCAATAAGTGAAGCAGTAGGTGCAAACTTTTCATTCTCCTTGACCTTTTTATTCTCTTTCATAAATGCACTAAATTTTGACATTTTGTTGTTCTCCTTCCTGTTAATCAATGAATAGAAAAAACCCCTTATATGGCTTTATATAAAAGCCATATAAGGGGTTCTGTTACTTAGTTAGTAAGAAAACCCGTAAGGTTTGCAAAAGATTCAGGCATTGAGAAGTCCTCAAATGTTCCTTCAATCTCTTCATCAAGGTATTCCCCGTCAGCATCAAATTTTGCTAACACCCCGCCGTCAGTGTTGCAGTCATAGAAAATGATCGTCTGTCTGCCCGCATCACTGGTTGGGTCATCATTGGTGATCTGCATTTCAAAATACACATCCTCACCAGTGTTCTTATAGTCAAGTAATGCCTGACGAAGAACAGACTGGTTATAGTGTGCAGTGCCGGAAAAAGTACCTTCCATACCGCATGACTTATGACCCGCCATGATTGCACCAAGGCGGGGAACAGTAGTCTTGGTTTTCTCAACCTTTGCTTCCATATCAATCATCTGCATGAAGTTGTATCTTCTACTTCCGATTGTGATAAAACATTCAGCAAGTTTTGCTGCAATAGTGTCCCTTGCTTTCATTGTTACATTCGGCATTTTATTTCACCCCTTTCTTACGCAACCGTAACCGTTTCATAAAGTTTACCCATAGCGTTCACAACGGTGATTGCTGATGTAATCACAACCGCCTTTTTGGAATCGCCCTGTGCAACCGTAACATCAGAATCAGTGAACCCTTCAATAGCACCAAGTTCCTGTAACTGTGTGCGGATTTTTACCAAGTCAGACCAAAGGGAAGTTCTGCCTGATGCGTTGTTTGGAACAACACCAAGATACTTAGTGTTGAAAAGAACTGCATCATCATTTCCCAACTGGTCAATAACTCTGATCGTCTGATTGTCCTTGAATACATCCCCGCAAGTGTCCGAAGTAGTCACCATAGAGTTAATATCTTCAAGCACACGGACAACGCCGTTGACCTTATGGAAAGTGAACTCACCCGCCTTGATTGCTGCTTTTAACTCATTCTGTGTGTAATTGGTATCAACGGTGAAACCGCCGTCATATTTCTTGTTCTGACAAGACTTATTGACCGCACAACCGCTTTCTGCACCAGTTACCCAGTACACAAGTGCTGCTTCTGACCATCCTGTATCTGTTACCTTGTTCTTCACACTGATAACGCCCATATAATCAGCAGACAGGTTGTAAACAACCAACTGGAACTTGATACCAAGTTCATCACGCAAACGCTTGTTGAAAGCCACATATAACTTCTTGGTAACATCATCAGTAACCACAACGCCCATAGTGTTGTAGGTGTATGATTCGATTTTATCCAAGTAAGCCTGATGTGCAGTGCCGTCAACCGTGCCATTTGTACCACCAGTTAAAGGTGTTCCGGCAGTAACAGCAAGATCAGCAGCCTTGAATGTCACATAATCGTTTGCCACAAGATCAGCAGCCTTGGCAACTGTCTGTGTGTCAACCTTGACCGTACCGAAGTAGGTTGTAACATCATACTTGCTTGCATCATCTGCATTTTTCTGAATCACGATCTTCAAATCGTTACCACGAACACCACAATACTTTGCAGTTGCGTATGTGTTCGCTGCCCTATCACCACCGCCGTTCAGACGGTATGCGTATAAGGTCTTTGCACCCATGAACAGATCATTAAGACCAAGCATCTTAGGACTGTCAAAGGCATAACCAAAAAGTTTCAGGCTGTTCTTCTGAAAATCTTCATTGGTCACTTCAAAAACTTCCCCTTCAACACCCCAGTCAAGTTCAAGGGGCATTGTTGCGATACCTCTATCAGACAATGCAGCGGATGCGGATGCAGCCGATACAAAGTTGATATAAGCACCGGGCAGTTCTTTGTTCTGTGAGGTAAATGTACCACCACCTAAAGCCATACTATTTCACCTGTCCTTTCATGTATTTTTCAACTAAATTGTCAACAGTTTTCATGGTGTAACTTTTATCTTCATCAAGAAGGGCATCCACCAAGTCCCTTCTGTTTGCAAAACGGGCAGATGCAAGAATCTGTTCCTTGCTGAACATTGGTTCAGTCTGTTCAGACCTTGCAGCAGTTCCCGTTGCTGTCTTTTTTGCTGCCATAATCAACCACCTTCCTTTACGCCTGTGCTTGCCGTCATGGTTTCCATAGGGGTGTTGTCCTCTGTCTTGACCGTAAAGAAGTCATAATTAACAAAGAAATTCAAAACACCGTTAACCACCTGATGATTCATTCCTGAACCCCGGATTGGTTTTATATCACCGTCTGTTGTGATGTACTCCAAACAGTCATACATTCTTTCAGCCACACCGTTACATTCCCGCTGCACTTCATCAGACTTTGGGAAGTATTGGATGCAGAACTGATTGGTTCTTTCATACCGTTTACCCATAAACAGGTTGTTGGTAGGATTCAGGCAAGCAATAAAAAAGCAAGGCTCTTTCAAACCTTGCTTGATTTCTTCCATGTGAATTTCATAGTCATCCCCAAATTCTCCATTCAGAGAAACGCTGATTGCTTCAATTATTGAATTTATCATTTTCCAAGTCCCCCTAAATATTTCTTGATTTTGTTTTCAAGTACCTTTGGGGCAATCCTTTGTAATTCCTGTTCAGATATGGTCATCATAAACTGACCCTTGACCCAACCTGAATGATTGGCTGTCCTGTGTCCGTATTCAACATAAGATGCGTATTCAACCGGGTTCACAATCTCAATGACATAGGTGTCACCAAAATGATTCACCGTAAGGCTGTCAGCATATCCCTTTGCTGAACCGTTTTTCTGACCAGTCCAACCACGCCTTAATGTACCGCCTTTTTTGCCTGAACTTGCCGGGTACTGTCCTACTGGTGTACGCTTGACAACCAACCGAAGCAACCGGGCAGCAAGTTCCTTTGCACACGATTCCACAAAGTCATCAGGATTCTGTAATTTTTCCAACTGCTGCTGAAAGTCTTTCAGACCTTTGCAGTCAAATTTTCCCATTTTCCCCATTTACGCATATTCCTTGAACAGTTCAAGCATAATTTCCTGATGCGTTGGGTATATGGCTGATTCACCGCTGCGGGTGTAATCTGTGGTCACATTGTCCTGTGTCACTGTCAGTTTTGACCCGGCTTTTATGGAAATGTCAGGTGAAACAAATATCTTTGCCCCCTGAACAATCGTTGCTGCTGATTCAGACTGTACCGCCGTCTGCATCTTCTCAAAAGATAGTCTGCAAGGTTCATCTTGCAAAACCACCACATCAACTGACTTTGTTAATTTTGTCTTTTCATCTTTTACCGTTTGATGCTCTGTCACCGTCAAAGTACCAAAATAGGTTGCTTCAATGGCTTTCCTTGCAGCCTTTTGTGCTGCCTGAATCTGTTTTACCATCTGATACGCCTGAATGAATTAAATTCAGCCTTTCCATAGGATAAAAGGTAATTGATGAAAGAAGTCAGTCTTTGTTCAGGGGTCATTGAACCTTCACCAGTCGCAAAAACCGTGTTGGTGTCCCCTGTCTGAATCTGCTTGACAGCATATTCTAAATCAAACCCGGTAAGATCATCAGGTGCAAAGGTTTTCTTGGAAAGAAGAAATTCACCCACCGCCATATCAACGGCAATGTGTTCCAGTCCTTCCGGCACATCATTCCAGTTGATTTCATTCTTGATTGTGCTGCGTACTTTCTCAACGCAAAAGGTCAAGGCAAATTCATCATCTGCCTTGACCTCATAACCGAATGATTTCAACCGTTCTTTTACTGTATCAGTATCAAACATTGCAACCACCCTTTCAGATCAGAAATTATCCACGGGAAATGATACGGGCAATAGGTACTGCCTTATGGTTGATATATGAACGCTTGCTTTCCGTAGTTTCCCCGGAATGTACCAGTGTCCAGTTCTCACCCTTCTTTAATTCCTCATTGGTAGGGGATAATGTAGCCTGTGACTTCTTCTCATAAGAAATACCAAAAGGTGCAAAAACCTTTCTCTGTCTTGTATAAAGTGTGTCCTGACCACCATTCTTTTCAGGGTTACGATTCATTTCATAAGGTACTTTTACCCCTAAATCCTCATAACTGATTGAACCATTACCAAGTACATAAGTTGTGTACTCTGTGAAAGCATCAACATACACAACATAATCACCTTCTTTTGGTGTTTCATAACTGTCTGCAACAGGTGTGACAGATTCAAGTTTGATCTGCTTTGCAGTAGGTGTTGCACTGTTAGCAACAACCTGTAAAGCACCTTCATCAGCTGACTTTGCCTTGATATAGAAACCTTCCTGTTCAGTAGTCGGCATATCGTCATCAATGACTACCAACTTACCGTTCCAAGTGTAAAGATCAAGTTCACGCTGCATACCCTGTGAATCAGTGTATTTCAGGTGTGCTACAAGGTTCAGATTTTCAAGGTTCGTTGCAACATCACTGTGCATGAACACCAGTGTGAACTTCTTCTTGTTAGCACCACACGCCTTATTGGTTGCACTGTTCAGAGTAGTTGCAGACATTTTACCGTCAACCTTCTCTGTTACATCATAGGTGTGAGCATCAACAAATTCTTTGTTCTTTGTTCCAGTCATAGAAAATACACCATCAAGAATTGCAATAATAGTGTCCTGATCTACGCCGTCCCAATATTCACCAACCTGATCTGCGATATTCTGCATGAAATCAATACCGCCTGTAATGTCATAGGAAAAATCTTTTTCAAGCCATGCTTTAGCACGACCAACAGCAACAACACCCTGTTCAAATGTCTTGGTACTGGTTGCAGTAATATCAGTCTGACCGTCATAATTGACTGCATCACCATCTAACAGACCACGCATTGCAATTCTTGCGTAACCTGTACCGCCCTGACTACCACCAAGGGTTGCCTTAATGTCAGGGTTACCCGCCAGTGCTTTTGACTTCTTGATCTCATGCATATGAAGGTTCGGCACTCTACCAACCATATACTTGAAAGCCTGTGGGTTAAAACTTTTAGAATCAAACTTATCGTTTGGCATAAATTTTCACCTGTCCTTTCTTTTACTCACCTAAGTTAGCATCAGGATTTTCTGCTAAATAGGCACATAATTCATCATAGTTCATTTTTGAAGTGTCAACTTCTGCACCCGGTTTCTGCTGTGCGGATGCCCCCGGCTGAAAACCTTTGAAATTCTGCTGCTGTTTCTGTGCTTCAAACAGGAACTTAGTACCTTCATCACTGGTCAGTTTTTCGATCTGTTCAGCTAATCCCTTGACATTTCCTTCCTTGTCAAACTTGGCATCCTTCAGGTCTAAAAGTGCCTTAACTGCGGTGATGTTCTTTGCCTTTGCACCTGTCAGTGCCTTTTCAACCGCAAAATCAATTTTCAACTGGTTCAGTTCGGATTCATGGTTTGCCTTGGCTGTGGCGTTCTCTGTCTGCAAGTCCTCAATCTGCTTTTTCAGGTCTGCATTGTCCCCGGCTGATGCTTTCAGGGTTTCTAACTGCTTGTCACGGTCACCGACCTGTGTTTTCAGTCCGTCAACCTCTGTCTGCAAGTTCTTAATCTCTGTTGCAGCAGTACCCTTTGCATTTTCAATGTCATCACCATTGATTTTGATGATGCTGTCTGCCTGTTCCTTAGTAAGTCCTAAATCCTCTAACTGTTTTCTTGTCATTTCTATACCATCCTTTCAAATACGTTTTTATACGGGGTTACTCCCACATGATTGATTGGTTTTGTTCGGTTTACGCTTGACAACCCGCAAGAAAAAAGACACCCGTTGCCGGATGCCTTTTCTATATGCTACTTGACCCAGTAGCCGGGAGATAATCAGGATCACCATGCCTTTCTCATTGTGTACGTTTTCATGTGCCTTTTATCCCCCTTTCTGACCTCATATAACCGCCATATAGCAATTATTACAGGTCTATTGATAACTTGTTAAGGTATGAAAAAAGCACGGCTATTTGACCGTGCTTTATAACAAACCATCTTCTTTCAATTCTTCTTCAAAATCTTGTTTCAAAGAATTTATCAAAAATTCATTCAGATGCTTTTCATCATATTTCTGTTCATGGAAGAAAGCAATCAAGCCTTCTTTTTCATTCTTGTACATTTCCATATGAAACTGCTTTTGTTCCTCTTGGGTCATATTTCTTTTTACAGGAATCATACAAACATCACCTTCCTAATGCTTTATCAATGATTTCACCAAAGATTTTTGCTGCTTCTCTTGGTTTATCACTGGTTACATACTCAGCAAAACATTCAGCAAAAAATTCTTTTTCGTTTTCTGCCGCATATTTACTAATGTGTTCCGCTATGAACTCTTTTTCTCTTTCATTCAGAATATCACGCCGTTGGGATAGTGTCAAACCTTGGCTTTTTAATTCAATCGCAATTTCTTGTCTATCAAACCCCAAGAATTTCAATGTCATATCCTTTGCAGTTTGGCTTGCACTGTGTAAAACTCCATATGAGTTATAATCAGCACCCAATAACTTCTTCTTTGTCATATAGCCATCTAAAGCGTGACCAAGTTCATGTACAATAATGCTGTTGTGATCTGTACCTACTGGATGAAATCCGGCTGCAACATCACTTGCATAATTTTGTACTAATTTATCATAATTAGCAAACATTCTGTGTGTTTGAATTTCCCCTGTAAGTGTTCTACAACTTGCATATGCATTACCTTTTACACCATCATATTTAAAAGATGCAAGTTGTCCTTTTAATTCAGGATATTTATTCAGTACAGTTTTGTATGAACCAAATATCATATCAGCGGTATCATACTGCAATCCTGACATTTCTACTTTATCTATCGGTATACCTGTCTTTGCTGCAAGATTCTTTTCTACCTGTCTAACGGCTTTTGCTTCTTTTCCTGACAACGCTGCTTTCAAGTCTTTAACAATCTGTTTCAGACTTTCAGTTTCATCAAATTTTTTATTAAATACTGCTTCATACTCCGCTGCTTGCGGGGTATCCATAACATCCATATATGCATCAAGTGCGTTGTCTGTTTCTTTTTCAAGTTCAGCCAACCTTTGAACCTGTGTATCATATTCTTTTCTTGATGCAGTATATTCTGCAATGGCACTATCATCAGTATTGACCACTTTCAAGTCTGACTTATCACCCTGAACAAAAGCCTTGTCCCATTCCTTATAAGTCATATTGCCCGGTACAAAGTAGGTCTTGCCTGTTTCTTCATCCCGTGCAGCACGTTCACCGACAGCATCAAATTCATCATCAAAATATGGTACTGTGGTACTTCTGCAATGAACATGAAACGGCGGTGCAGTCACACCAACCTTCCATTCAGACATAGGGAAATGCTTGCCATCCATACCCCGGCATATATCCGAAGTGTGGGAATCCAGTGTTGCCACAATCTCAAATTGTTCAACATCAAGTTCATCAAAACAATCCTTCTGTGCTGCGGAACTGAAAAAGGCTTCTTCTGTCATTACCAACCGCCCGGCGTTGGTCTTGGAAGTGTTCATCTTCCGGGCAATTTCATCAATGGCTTTCTGCGGGTCTTTCCCCAGTATGATGTTCTGTGTCAATGTCTGATTCAGTTCATTGACCAACTTCTGACGGTTGCCCCATATCCTTTCACTGAAATTCTTACCGTCAACCGCCCAAGGTTTATTGATGACCTTGCTGATCTGCTTATCATCCAGTGTGGAAAAGTCCCAACCAACACCCACACCCTTCTGAATCTCATAGGCTGTGTGATAATAGCCGGACTTGTAAACATCCCGCATTGTGCTGTCAATGGAATCAAGCTGATTTCCAAACATGACTTCAATGCTCTGTTGGGTCTGTAACTTTAAGGCTTCCAGTCTGCTGATATGGAATCTTGCAGATGCGTTTTCAAGCTGCTTGACCCAAGTGCCGTTAATCGCATTTTCCTGACCGTACTGAATGTACTGGTTTACATCCCATTTCAGTTCAGCAAGTTCTTTTGCGTTCAACATCCGCTTTGCTTCTGCAAGGGTTACCCCGTTGTTAGATGCAAAACGCTGATACCATGCAGCAATCTGACCTTCAAGTTGCTTCTGTGCCTGTCGGTACTGTTTTTCAATGTCCGCATAACATTGAACCCCCTGTTGGTGTGCTGCCTGTTCAAGCAGTTCAAAACGCTTCTGCCAGTATTCACCGTTATTCATCTACTTCACCGCCCTGACTTCCCTTGTTTGGGTCACCTTTATTGTCAGGGTCATCATTCTGTGTACTAAACGGGTCATACTGTGCAAGCATTTCTTTCTGTGCTTCTTCCTTCTGCTTTTTCAGGCGTTCAAGTTCTGCCTGTGGGTCATCCACCCAAGGGTGCTGACTGATAATTGTTTCATCAGAAAGAATACCAACAGATTTCTGACAGTTATCAATGGCTTCTGATTCATTGATAAGAATGTCACGGTTGAATATGATGTCTACTTCTTCACCTTCAAAGTTCCCCTGTCCTGTATTGGCAAAATGGCAATTCACAAACCAAAGGATTTCTTCAAAGGCTGCCTGATATTCTGTTTCTGTATCATTTGCATCAATATCAATATCAGAATACATTGACTGAATGTTCATCTGATTAGGGTTGCCGGAAAGTCTGTCATCCTTGGCATCATAACCCATTGCGTTCTCAATCAAGGCTTTCTTGAAGATTTCCACAATAGCCTTGTAGTTATCCGCATTGACTGTGATTTCAAGGGTTTCAACCCCGCCCTTAGTGTCACCATCATATCTGACCTTTACTGCACCATATGTTGCAAGGTTCTTTCTGAACTCACCCAAATTAGTACCATCATAGTTCTTCAATACCAAAATGGTGTTCCGGGCATCTTCTTGCATATTGTTTTCAAAGTCGGACAGCATCACATTGATACCGTCCTGTAAAGACTTGACCCTTTTCAGCAGTGGTGTTTCCTGTTCATTGGCTTTCAATGGAATCAGGGGGACACGCTGCCAGTTGAACCCCGTCACTTTCCCGGTTGCATCCGTCATGGTAACATGGTAACAATCGGCTTCACCGTTGTTTGTCAGATCAGGGATAAGTGTGCCGTGGTCAAGAATGAACCTGTGAACACCATCAACATCATACACTTCAACCTTTTCAATGACGGTTGGGGTTGTTCCCTCATACCCAATCACCAAGTAAAGCCTGACTGCAAAGTCAAGTATTGTATGATCGTTGTCTTTCCAAAACGGCAAAATCTCATAACCGGGGAACAACCTGAAAGTGAAATGACCTTCATTGTCATAATACGGATATAACCAACAGATTCCCCCGTTGTATGCTGCTTTACCGCTGTTTTTTATGGTTTTCATAAACCGCTTATTAAACACTTTTTTCAGCAGTTCAACATACTGGTCATTCTCACCACTTACTGCAAAAGGCTGACCGAACAGATAATTTGCTTTCTGATTGACCATTTTTGCATATTGGTTATCAATGACCCTGTTGTTCGGTAAGTTCTCAACAACCTGTAACTTGCCATCCTCACCTATCATTGTACGTTTCCGCTTCAAAATATCATGTTCATTGTCATAGTACAGTGAACCCTTAATCTGCATGATGCGGTGGGGTGACGTTTTCCATTTCATAATTTCTTTTTCAAGAAATTCCTTGTCAGTCATCCTTGACCTTGCACCGTCCAGTATAAAGTTGGAAACCTTCAATGTCAGTGTGTTTATTAAGGAACTGAACACGGTTCAATTCACCCCTTTCATTGCATAATAAAATCAAAACCCCTGAAAACACTATGTTCTCAAGGGTATGTGTTACTAATTTGTTTCTAATATCTCAAAAAGTAGTTATACAGGTGTCATAGGCGGTCACCGATTGCAACCGCCCCGGAGTAAGCATTTGACAACCTTTTCCTACCGTCCAAAAAGAAACGGCTGCTGACACCGTGTATTCTACCCGGTAATTGCTTAATCAAAACTAAAGGCATCACCTTTTGCCATCTGTTCAACCGCATAACGCATTGCATCCATCAGGTGATTGAAGTCATCAATAGGACGGTTCAGTTTCTTGCCTGTCTTGGCATCCTTGTCCCATTGATAGTTGCTAATTTCTGTGATGAAATTCACGCATCTTGGGTGAATGATAATGTGATAGTCCTGTATGAAGTCAATGCCGTTGTTGATGCTGTCCTTGCCCTTCCTTGCTTTCCTGATTCCTTTCAGACCCAGTTCACGCAAGCGGTCAATGCTCTTTGGTTCTGCTGAATCGGCTGTGATTTTCTCTTTCACATATCCCATCCGCTGAACCTGTTCGGCAATGGCTTCATTACTCATACCCGGCTGATACATTTCATCAAAGACCCAAATAGTCTTGCTTGACTGGTCAATAAAACCACAAAACAGTGCAGAAGGGTCATTTGTATAACCGAAGTCAAGACCAAATACAGACTTGACACCGCTTATCTTCTTGACTTCATCCACGCTGAACGTTTTTTCTTCCCAATTTTCATAGACAAGACCGTCCACGATACCCCAATCACCAAGACCCGCCACTTTGTAACGCCTTGGGTTCTGCTTCCGCATGGTTTCAAAGACTTTTAAGTCTGCCTTATCCAACCATTCATTGCACTTGTAATTGGTGGTCATTGCAAGGACTTCATCATCAGTGGTATCAAAAAACCGCTTCTTTATCCAGTGGTGTTCATTCCACGGGTTCAGTGTAAGTGTTATTTGTTTGAACAGTCCTGAACCTTCCGGGACAGCACCACGGATTGATTCATCAAGCATATTGAAATCATCTTCTGAACTGATCTCATAGGCTTCTTCAATCCACATCCAACACAAACAACCAATGTCAACGGTTATTGATGTTACTTTCAGGGGGTCATCCAGTCCCCTGAAATAAATCTTTTGACCTGTCGGTTTATAGGTCATTTCAAGTGGTGATTCTTTGATTTCCCAAAAGGCATCAACGCCAAGGCGGTGAATCGCCCACTTCAATTCTGTGAAACAGGAATCTTTCAGGGTTCTGAAAGTCTTTCTGACCACAAGGGTATTTGCCTGTGGGTACTTCATCATATTGGTGATGTACCAAAGGGCAGTTGTTTTTGATTTCTTGGATGCACGGCTGCCCTTGCATACCCTATATCTACCTTTCCAACGCCAAAAAGTACCGTAACCCTTACCAACCAGTTCAGGCAGCAGCACTTTCTTCTTGCCGGACTTTGTAGCCTTGTAATCTTCCGGGTACAGAATGAACTTCTGATACCCAAAAACATATTGTGAAGATATTCTGTTCTTGACCATAGACGATCACCGCCTAATCTTCAAGGGCATCTTCACCAGTGATAACAATAGGCTGTGTGATGTTCACATCAATCTTGTCATTCCACATACCCAAATGCTTACCAAGTAATTCAAGTGCTTTCAGCTTTGGTGAAATTTTCACTTCCCTTTCAACGCTTGACCCGGTTTCTGATTCAGACTGTTTATATTTCACGGATTCGATACAGGCAAGGTCATCATCAGTTGCATTGTCTTTGATTCTTCCGTGACTATCAACAAGGTCTGTCATCTTTACAAAAGCAATGCGGGCAAGTTCTAAAACAACTCTGTCCTGATTGATTCCTGTTCTTTTGCTGCGTTCTGCCATTGCAACACTAATTGCCTGTTGAACCTTGACATTTGCCAACATCCTTGAACCTTGCTGATCTGCTGTTTTTGCCGAATAACCCGCACGAATGGCTGCTTGTGTTGCGTTCAGGTCAATCAGGTATTCTTCAACAAAACGCTGCTGTTTTTCAGTTAATTTTGCCGTTTTTGCCATCAAACAACACCCCTTTCATGTATTTTTGCAATAAAAAATCCCTGAAACATTACATTTCAGGGTGCAAATATCGGCATAAACAAAAAAGAATTGTGAAAAAACAACCGCTTCTTCACAATTCCCATCTTGTCAAGATACATCCTATCATTAGTTTCAAGAATACACAATATACATGAAACAACAAAATCTATCGTAAAACGCTCTTTTTGTTGTTTCAAGTGACAGTAAGTATACATTAAGTTAGGTAATGCAGATCATCATAGGTTTCTTCAAATCTTGTAAGTGCCTTTTTGTGAAGATTCCTGACATACTGATATGACATACCCATTTCACTGGATGCAACTTTCAAACTCTTAAACTGCACATACACCTTGAACAACACCTGTGAATACCTTGCATTGTGCAGACCTCTAATCTGCCTGATGATTTGTTCCTTGGCATCTGAAAATTTGTCAATTTCTCTGTTTATCTGTTCATTGAAATCAACATAGTTTGTAACTGCCTTGCATAAACTGTCACCTGACGGACTTGTCTGCACTCTTTCAGCAGAATAATCAATACCGCCCGTGCTGCAAGCATTGGTTTTCATATCATCAAGGCGTTCTAAGTCCTGATTGATATTAGTATCAAGTTCCTGTAACTGTCCTAAATATTCCCTTGCGGATAATGTTTTCATTCTTTTACCTGTCCTTTCCCGGTTACCGGTTACGCTTGCGGTTACGGATAAAATCAAACTAAAAACACCCTGAAAGCCTTGATTTTCCTACTGGTTACGGTTAGTTACGGTTACGGTTCACGCCTTATACTCTATATTTTTACTTTTTATGATGTATAGAATATACAATAAATAAAAATAATAAGAAAATTGCTTTTAACCGTAACCAACCGTAACCGCCAGTATTTACAAGGGTTTTAACCGTAACCGTGAACCGTAACCAACCGTAACTATTGCGTAACTACTGCATAAAATCATACGGTGCATCATTCACCTTTGTATAAATCATATCAGCAACAACCATCTGACCGAACTGCTGACCCGCTGCAAACTTAGGAACAGCAATCACGTCAACCCCGGCAGTATGTACCCCATACAACAACTGTGATATGTATTGGTGTGCAAGTTCATAAAGTTCTGCACCAATCACCTGACCTTCAAATTCTTTTTCCACCAACGGGAAAATATCATCATTCATTGATACACTGCCCTTTCGTTCCAATAATTCCAAAATCTTATTTTCCATAATCATTCACCTTATCCTTTCACCATTGCCCGGAACTCATACCAAGCATACTTGACATACAACTTACAGTTACACCAGTGCTGAACCCGTCTGATCTTCTTCTGCATCTTCCGGGTCATTTTCTTTTTATGTTCTTCTGACCACTGCCGACACCATTCTAACTGTGCAGCATCTTCCTGTTCATCATACATTTGACTTCACCCCTTTCACCAATCAAACGCCCAACAGATAATAAGAAACACCGTAATGACGCTTACAACACAAAGTATGTTTTTCCATTCATACTTGAATACTGTGTATATTAGAAATATGACAAGGACGGTCATCAGCAGTATTGTGATTATTCTGATGAATTTCTTTATTTTTTCAATCATCTGTAAACCCTTCCCGTCTTGGTATCTTTTACCTGAACACGTTCAGTCAGTTCAAACCCCGCACCTTTGATGATGTACTTCAAAACCTTAATCAGATCATAAGCACGTTTGTCTGCTGCTTCACATTCAATCTGTTCACGTTCTTCCTTTGCAACTCTACCAACAGCAATAGTTGCTGTTGGGTCTGCATAACCTTCTGTATTTCTTCCACCTTTCACTAATTGATACCTTCCTTTCTTTGATTCTAAAACGGACATAATTCCCAAAATTTCCACCTTGATTTCATGCCATCTTTTGATAAGTATTTTTTAGGATATAATTCACACTTGATAATAAATGCAATTCTAAATCTCACCTTGAATGGAATTTTTTTCTTTATATCTTTGAAAAATTCAATTATTTTATGAACACCGATTGACCAATTTTGTATGATAATGTGTGAAATTAGTGCTGCTACTACATTTGAAACTAACCCTATCCACATATTCAATCACCGTCCTTTCTACTTCTGAAAATACGCCTTGTCTGACCGTTCAGTTTTACAACTGAAATTTCCAAGTCAAGGCGTTTGTTGATCTGCTTGCTGAATACAATGTTTGACATTGGTTGCATACTGTTGTCTGCACAAAATACCTGATACCGCTTGTATACCTCATTGGTTGGTTCATTTTCGATCATGTCAACCCCGGTGTCATTGATAAATGCAAGGATAGGGTTGTTTTCCTGTTCATATTCATCCAACTGATTCTGAACCTTATCTGATTTACTGAATCCATTATTGATGACTACCCTTTTTAGTCCTTCCACACCAAGCCTGATAAGATATTCAATGCTGTCCTGTTGTGTCAATTCATACTTGATGAATGGTCTATAATCAGGGTCATCCTTGCTGAACGTGGCATTGAATGGAATGATAACCAAACGCCTAAGTACCGCCCCGGTCTTGTCCTTCATACGGGGAATATCATTGGCACTAAACAGTAACTTGATGAACGGGTTGAACTCAAACGGGTCTTGTCCTTTACGCTCTGCCTTGATGCGGTTACCTGTTACTATTTTTTTGAACACACTGACCTGTGAACCTTGAAGGAAATCATCACCAATATCATCACCAATGTTTGCCAGTTTACCGAACATCATTGAAGTATTGAACCTGTCCCCCAGTTCTTTCAGGTCAAGTGCTGAAATGTTCCGATCACCAAGGATTGCTTTGACACAATCCAAAAATGTACTTTTACCGTTGGACTTGTCACCTGTCAGGATGAACGCCTTGCCTAACTCATTTCTTCTGTAAAAGCAGTAACCAATACATTCTTCCAACAATGCCCTGATCGCTGCATCACCACACGCTAACTTGTTCAGTGTACTGTCTGCCAGTTCAGAATAAGCATCCGGCTTGTAGTCCCAAGGAATCTTGTTGGTAATAACAATGTCAGTACTGAATGGTTTCAGTTCCCCAGTCACAAGGTCATATACACCATTGTTGAAAGCAATCAAATTTGCATCTGACTGTTCCTTTTCATCAACAATCAGTTCCATGTAATCAAGGACTTCCCGGCGTTGCATCTTTTTCAGGTTGGGAATGTGCTGAATCATGTTTGATTCAATTTCCTTGTACCCATTGGAATACACACCGTCTTTGTATATGTGCAACTGCCCGTTGATTTTGATAACGTGTGCCGTGTTCTTCATAAATACTGCAAACTTGTCAAACAGGAATGTGCTGCCAAGGAAAAAAACAGGTTTCTGAAAAGCATCATCACGCAAGATCACTTCCAGTTCATCATCTGACAGCGGTTGTTTCAGAACAAACTTATTCAGGATGCGGATGCACTCACGGGTTTCTTCAACAGTGAAATCATTTGCAGTAAGGGTCAGGATGTAATTGAAAAGTGCCTGATTCCTTCCGTCCCCGGCATCCATATCAACAAAGTCTGCGGTTGCCTTGACCGGGAACAACCACTTGGGAACTTCCTGATACTTTCCACCTTCTTCAATGTCCCATTCACAAAATCTTTCTTCACCGTCAATCTTGATAACCTCATAGGATAACTTACTGCCGACCTTTATATCAGCAGTAAGACCAACAGCCAACTGAACGTGTGTCCTGTTCCTTGCAATAGTGCGGTTCTTGAAAAGAAAGTGTTTTCCCCTACTGGTACAAAGGACTTTACAGTCAAGTTGCAGTTCTTCCACAATGTTCATCAAAATTTCAGATTGGTCAGAATCATCAATGTCAATAAGGATGGTGTCATCAGCCAAAACCCCACCGAACCCATTCAGGTTCTTCACTTCATCATAGGTTTTCCATGTGGTTCTGTTTTTCAGTTTTTCAATGCTTGCCTTGCCCTTGGTTTCAACATAACCTTTGTAAAGCATCTTTTATCACCTACCTCATGTGATGTTTTCTAACACCTTTTTATAAAAATCCTTATTCCTGATGTTGCTGTTGTACCGGGACTGATAGGAACGAAGCAGTGTTTTCACCTCTGCAAGTTCTTTTCTGCACCCTTTCACTTCTTCATTCCATCTGTCCCACCCTTCCGACTTATGCAGCGGTGTTGACTTTTTGTAACTGTCACGGGTATATAAAGCATCCCGCAACTGCTTCTGACAATAACTGACTTTCTGTTCATACCCTGTGATATACCGTTCAGTTTCCAACTGTTTCTGTTCAAACTGTTCAAACCAGTCCTGAACATATTCTTTAATCTGCTGTTCACATTCCGGGGTGAAACTGCTTCTGATAAGTTTCAGCAGTTTCCTGACCTTGGCAATGCTGCGGATATTCAGAAATTCTTCAAGATGAACAGTCATTGAACCATTTTCATATCTGATTTCTAAATCCATGAAAAACCTTCCTTCCCGGTGTTACGCTACAACACCAAATTGTTTCAAGCGTTTATTTGCTAAATCTATGTACCACTGCCTATCAAGTTCAGGCGGTGTTTTTACCCCAACAACTGAATCATTGAAAATGAAACAGTGGTCAGGTGTATTACCGAATTTTTCACCTTTGGTTTTCACCTGTTTACGTTTCAGCAATCTGCCGTCCTTCTGATCGTTAGATGCAAACACCCTGTATGACTTATATGTGTATTTGTCCTTGTCAGGGTATTCATACACCGTCTTGATTGTTCTTTTGCCTATATGACTGACAAGCGGGGTGCAATGCTCATGTTCCACCCAATCATACTTGTCTGATAACTTGACGATCTTCTGAAACATAATCAGGTCATCACACTGATTGATGGTCTGTTCAACCGGGGTTTTCTTAACCATGTAGTCAACCAGTGCTTTATTCAGGATTGGCAGATCATTGTCAACCGCTGAAAGTTCCTTCACATAAGCACCGATTCTTTCAACACCGCCGTCAATACCAACCCAAAGGTAATTGTTCACATCCTTCTGATAGATTTCACTGATGTTATCCAGTTCAAGAAGAATTGAACACTGATCGGTTGAACAACGCTGTTCCCACTCCCAACAAATATCATCAACCATTTCAAAGGCTTCATCTGTGTCAGGAATCCAAATAATAAGACCGTCCGTGTTGGACTGAATCAGTTCAAATCCCGGTACAACTTCAAGGTGTTCAATCAGGTCAAGCAACATCAACTGACCGTTGATGCACATACAGTTATTGTTTCTTGGGTCATACGCTGCATTGGTTTCATCCTTCATTGCACCTGACAAGGCGTTCAGCATCTTCTTATATGGCAACTGTGCTTTCTTCCACCGCTTGACTTCTTTCTTGTTTCCGGCGTTTTTTGCAGCAATCTGTTTTTCCTTCATGGCTTTTCGTGTGTTATACACCAACGGGTAATTGTCATTAGTTGCTGCCCTTGTAACCAGTCCCCAAGCAATCAGCATTGAAGGATAGTAATTGTTTACATCAACGTGCAGCAGTTGCCCGGTCTTGTGAATTGGTGTGGCTGTTGCCCCATGAACACCGCCAAAACCGAATGAATGAGGAATACCCGCAACCACGGTTTCAAGCCCCTGTTCCTTGTACCATGTGCGTTTTGAGTATTTATCCATGTGTGCCAAGTCCATTGACAAGGCTTCTTGTCTTTTCTGTTCAAACCAGTCCTGAACATATTTATATTTTTTCAGTTGCAAGCACGGCAAGAAGTAAAAATCAAATTCATCTTCAAATGATCTGCGGGAACACCCAAGCACCTTTGCGGTGATTCTTGCTTCACTGTCCCCTATATCAGACAGGTTCACAATGTCCGGGAAAGCCTGAATGATACCGTGCATTGCATTAAATTCATCTATTTTTTCAAGGAATACTTTGATGGTTTCTTCCACATCATGCCGACAGTAGAAAACCGTCATTTCAATTTCTTCTTTGGTCAATTTCCTGTTTATTCTAAAATCAACATCCGTTTCCTTGATATTGCTGCCAAGAAAACCTTCCAGTGTTTTCAAACCAACCGGGGGGTTCGGCATAACATCATAGTTAATCATTGGAACTTTGTTGAACGCTGATGAAAATTGCCACCCTTCCTTTTTTTCAACAATTATCCAGTCATTGATTCTTTTGGGGTTCATTCCCAACAGAATACCTTTCATAATGTACTGGTCATAGTGGCGGTTATTATAACCTACCCATATATCCTTGCTATTCGCTTCATATAAGGCTTTTAATTCATCAGGATTATTGATTATCACATATTCTTTTTTCTTGGTCACATCAATGAAAACGGCAAGCCAATCTTCCTTGAAAACCTCAAAGTCATAAAAAATCACTACATTCACCCTTTCTGAAAATAGCGGTGGAAGGTGCGACCCCGCCACCGCCTGATAACATTCTAAGTTAAGACTTCTTAACTTTACAAGTAAAATTTTTTAGCAATCAAAAACTTCCTTGATTGTGATAGGGTTGAAGGCATCTGCCTTGTAATCAACCTCAACTTCAATCGCACCCTGAATGGACTGGAATACATCAAGAATCTGATCTGCAAAATCTGCATAGTTCACAAATTCAACAGGTGTGTCATCTTCTGCAATCAGCTTGTTCACCCAAGTACATACAGACTTGATTGCCTGTCCGTCCGTCCACTTTGCGGAACTGTTGCCGGAAATAACACGGTTGAAGAAGATCATGCGGTTTGCCTGTTCACCTTCCTTGATCTTTGCCTGAACTGCAAACATCAACTTATCCTGTGCCTTGGTCAACTTAATTTCCATCTTCTCAATACTAATGATATATGTACCATCCGGCACATCAGCAAAATCATTGTCAGGTGCGTTCTGCACCTCATTCTGTAATTCCTGTAAATCAACCTTTTCATCAAATGCACTGAAATCAATAGCCATAATTTTTCACCTTTTAACCTTTCTTATTTGCTTAATACTAACTTTAACAACTCAAACGCCTGAACCTCATTGAACCCGGCTTTTACATAGGAATCATAGATTTTCTTTGCAGCAGTTGCACCATCTTCCGGCGGTACATTCTGTTTAGGTGCTACCGGGTGCGGGTTCTTCATTGAACGGTTGTTTGCCGTGTTCATTCCTTCCGTGATTGCTGATGCAAGGATTGCACCAAACAGTTCATCAGGTAAACCAAAAGGATTGTTCATGTTCTTTTACCTCACTTTCTTAGCGTGTTTTTCTTACTCTGCGGGTTCTGCCAGTCGGCTGTTCATCTACTGTCGGGGTTTCATCCGCTGTTGTATCTGCATTATCAGGCTGTGCCTGTGCTGCACTTCTTCTTGTTCGTCTGCCCTTCTCCGGCGGGTTCATTGCCCCGTCAATAGGGTTTTCCGGCTTAGGGTTGTCTGCCTGTGCTAAACGCTTCACCCCTTCACCAAATTCTTCCTTGCTGATGACCTTCATAACCTCAACACCGTCAACAATCAGGTGAACCGTGTCACCCTTGTGCTTCATCACATAGTTATCATCAGCCGGAACATAGAAGTATGTGTCTGCATCCAGTGTGACAGATTCAGAATCAGTATTTGTTGTACCGTCCTGAACAGGTTCAGACTGTTCAGCAGACTTTCTTTCCTTGCGGGTTCTTCTTGGCGGTGTTTCAAGTTCCGGCTGCGGTACAGAATCCGCTGCTGCACACGCTTCATCAAACGGAATTTCTTCACGCCCATCAGCAACCGCATCAATAGCCTTGTCACGCTCTGCCATATAATCAGCCATTTTCTGATTATTTTCAGCCACCACTTCATCATGTGTCTTGCGGGCGGTTCTGCCTGTCTTTGGTGCTGCATCTTCTGTTGTAGTAGGCGGTGTTGCTGTGGCTGTGGTCTTTTTTCCACCCCTTGCCCGTCTGCCGTTTGCATCCGGCTTTTCAAGATCGGATGCAACCTGTGCATCAGCCTGACCCATTTCTGCATCTGTCTTATACTCACCGACTTCATAGAAGTTGCGGATTTTATCAGCCACATAATTCAGGTCATTGTCAATGGCGTATGCCGGGAACATTCCCATAGGTGACTTCACTGTGTCCTTGCCACTGTTCTGTGTGTAAAAATAATATTTTCCTTCATTCACGCCTGTTCTAAGTACAATGGTGAAAAGCCCTTCAATGGTGATCTTCTCACGAAGTAACTTTCCGATCAGCTTAATAGTAGTAACACCATTTTCAAGTGTTTCTGTGTGGGTCATATAAGCAACTACCACATCATCAGGAAGTTCCTTGCATACCTCAATGATTTCAAAGTAATTTGCACCAAAGTCATTCCACTTATCCCAACCGTTTTCTTTGATACGGTTCATGTACGGAACTGAAAGAATATACTGGAAGTCATCAACAACAATCAGCTTCTTCCCGGCTGCTGCCTGTTCCTTCATAAATTTGCAAATCTTGCGTGATTCAACCTCACTGTTCAGCATTGTGAACTTACCCTTAAACGGTAACGGCTTACCAACCGGGTTCACAACTGCTGTTGTTGCCGGATTGCAATTTCTCATACTGGTACTTTTTCCTGTACCTGATTCACCCATAATCAAAAGCATCTGTGCCATATTATTTCACCTGTTCCTTTCTGATTTTTTCAAAGTTTCCCGCCATGTTAGCAGAAACATGATGCTGACCAAACTGTTTCTGAACTCCCGCACGAATTACTGAACGAAGTAACTTTCTGCGTTCATCCATTGGTATGACCTCAACAGAATAGTTATTTGCAAGAAGAATACCAACTAAATCCTGATATGCTGCACTGGTGCGACTTCCTTCAATTACAATACAACCACATTCAGCAGCACATTCCTTTTCAATATCTTCACGCATAATATCATTCACTGACTGAATATCATTGATGATATATTTCAATTCCTGATTTTCAGCCATCAGATGATTGCGTTCATCTTCTAACCGTCTGATTTTCTTATCTCTTTTATCCATTATTCTTCACTTCCTTCATCAGTGCTACCTTCTGTGATACGGCTTGACCATAAATCAGCATAATGCAGAATCAAGTACAGTGCTGTTTCGTTGCCTTTGACACCATAGTTTGCTGATTCATACAGACCATCATGGTATCTGATAGCAAATTCTTCTTCTTCCGTCAGGTCAATGAAAAGGGTTGCTAACTTGATGCTGCGGGTTGCGTGGTCAAGTGGAAGAAGTGCCGGGTTACGCTTAAACGGTTTAGCTTCTGATGCCTTACCTGATTTCAGGATGTTAGGCACATACATCTGCTTGCCAAAGTCCCCACACTTACCAAGATCATGTAATGCTGCTGCAATGATGACTGAATCACGAATTTCTTCATACTTAACTTTACCAAGAAGTGCATAACCAATGTTTTCTGCTGCCATCATTACATTTCTGCTGTGGTGAACAAGTCCGAACTGACAAGCAAGATGATTTCCACCACTGCAAGGTGCTTCAAAGAATCCGATCTGTTCCATGTAATCAATCAGATCTTCCATTCCTTCACGCTTGGTTGAAAGTAAGTGGTCAACCACAAACTTCTTGTTGTCAAGTTCCTTCTTGTTGTCCTCTGTCATCTGTTCAACTGTGTCCTGAACCTGTTCAGTTGTTTCCTGTGTTACTTCTGCGGTATTCTCAACCGCTGCATCTGCTTTCTTTTTTGCTGCCATGCTCTTTCACTCCTTATTTTGATAATTTTATTTCCCAACGCTTCTGATCTTCAATGTTGGAAAGATACCAAGCGTTAAGTTCTGATTTTTTTGCAATGAACATTTTGAACTGTTCAAAATCCTTGGGGTACAACAAAATTCCATACCCGCCTGATTCTCTGATTTTTTTGAGGTTGACCAACTGCAATAGTGACGGTTCACCGTTTGGTGCTTTGACTTCAACACCAAGGAAACACCCATCTGAACAAACCAACAGGTCAGGAATACCGCTTTTTGTATAAGCAGCACCACCCCAATATTTCAACAGCCATGCCCCGGTGTCCTTCAGGAACGCTTTGACCTTATTTTCAAAATTCTTTTCTGCTGCCATCAATCCACCATACTGATATGTTCTGTATAATCTCTGAACTGCCAGTTTTTCCCTTTCTGTCAATCGGTCAGATTCACGCAATTCTTTCAAAATCTGTGAATCTTCAAAAGTAAATCTGTCATCTTCTGTCAATGGTTTTTCTTCACGGTATGCACTCACTTCTTATTCACTCCCTTCCAACTGTTCATTGAACTGTGTCTGATAGTTCAGTATTTTTTCTGTATAATCTGTTGAATAGATGCCCTTTTCCCACAACCGGGCAGCACCATCTTCACCCATGTTGTACGCCATCAAGACCATATTGGTATCTTGATACCGTTCAAACAGTTTTCTAAGTACGAACACGCCCGCCCTGATGTTCTGATACGGGTCTGTAAAATCCGTAACACCAAGGGTATCTGTCAACCACTGATGATTGATCTGATTGATCTGCATATAACCGTAATCATTGGTTTTGCTGATGACCGCCGGGTCAAAACTGCTTTCATTCTGAATCAGTGCCATAACAAGGGTAAAATCAATGTTGTACCCGGTACAAAGGTAATATGTAAATTCCTGTTGTTCTTCCGGCATCTTGCAGTCAAGCGGTGTGAAATCTAAATCGCCCGCACCCCAGTCAAGGGAAATTTCCTGTGTAAAAGTTCTGTCATCATACGCCCCATATACAAGGGTTTTAGTGCTTGACCGTTCAAGTGTCTGTTCTTCTGTTTTCTGCTTGTCCTTGGCGGTTATATGAGTTTTCAGGGCATATCCTGACACATTACCAATCACCAAACCAACGCCAAGTGCAACACCAATCAGAATCAAGACCCTTTTGACCATTGCCGACTTTCTCATGCTCTTTGAATAGTTCAATTTTCATCACCCCTTTCCGTAATTTTCAAATAAATGATTCCGGGAATTATCAGAATCGCACCAATGATGTATTCTTTCAGGTGTGCAGTAAGTGGTTCATATATTCCCATTTCAACCGCATAGTCAGATGCACCGACTGCACCGATTATCAGGAATACACCGATAAATGCCATGATTCCAAGTATCCAATTAAGTATTTTTGAATAATTCATCTGTCAGTTCCTTCCCTTCTTTCAACGCTGCAAGGTTTCTTTCTTCAACCGTACCCTTCACCAGTAAGTAATAGTAAAAGCACGGTTTGGCTTGTCCTATGCGGTGAATACGCTTTTTTGACTGTTCCCACATATCACATGACCCTTTGCCAAGTGGCAAGGTGAAATAAATAATCTTGTTTGCTTTCTGATAGTTACCACCCATTGCCCCGGCTTGATACTGTATGAATGTGATTGAATCATCTGCCTGATCGTATGCGGTCAAGTCCTTCTTTGACCCATTCACAACTGAATATGGTCTGTTCAGATCAGCAAGCTTTTTCTGCATTGCTTCAAGTTCTGCGGTAAAGTTGTAAAATATAATCAGCCTATCTTCTGTTGATTCAACCAAGTCCCGCAAACCTTCCAGTTTTTCCTTGTGCCACTGCCCGCACAACTGCCGTGCATATAGCATCTTGGTCAGGCTGTTATCACCAACCAGTTCAACCCGTGGTGTCACATCCGTGCCGTAATAATCTGAATCATCTTTGAACTTGCACATATTCAGGGTATCAAGCATGATGTAACTGTTTTTGATAAAATACTTGTACGCCTGTGTTGCCTTAAAGAATATCTTCTGTTCAGTCTGTTCCGGTAGTTCAATCACATCAGCGGTTTTCATAAAGATGCACCCATGATCTGCAAGTTTCTTTTTCAGGTGTTCCGTGTGCTTGTACCCGGTTATTACTTCACGTTTGAAACCGTCCCCGTTCTCAACCCATTCAGTCTGAACGTATGATGACCAAAACGCTTTTTTTGTAATATTCCACCCAAGCAACTGAACCTGTGACCACAACCGTTCATACTTTCCGGCTGTTGGTGTTCCTGATAATAAAATCACGCTTTCCGGCTGCATTTTCAGAATGAACTTTGACCGTTTTGCCGTTTCATTGGTTATCAGGGAACTTTCATCAAGCATCAGTGTGAAATCTTTAAGTTTCAACAACCAATCCCGCCGGAAAGCAGTTTCATAATTGATAACGCCTATCATTTGAACACCTTGGTTGTATAAGTCCTTGGTATCAAGTACCGCCCTGAAATTGATTGCTTCACTTTTCTTGGTCAGGTTCATCACCCTGTAATCAGGGTAATAATCTTTGAAGTGCTGAACCCAGTCATCAATCTTGGATTTCTGACAGATGACCAAGTTCACAGCATTATTCAGCAGATACATTTTTTCAGCACCCACAAAGGTCTTACCCAGTCCCATATCAAGATAATAAGCACAACGGTTGAACTGTTCAGTTCTGTTCAGTGCATCTTCCTGATGGGGCATAAGGTGCAGATCATTCATCTACCCTGACACCCGTACACTGGAAGAATATTTCAGCATCAAAGTTTGGTATTGCCTTGATGATTTCCTTTCTGCGGTCTGACAGGCTGCCCCACCACAACTGACCACATTCAGATTCATCAAGCACTTTGAGATAACCGCCTGTTGTTTCATAGGTTGGATGTGCTGCCTTTTCTTCATCAGTCATATCTTCTTCATATACCCATTCAACAACACTCTTTGGTATCTGATTCAGTAAATATCTTGCATCTGAATCTAACCATTCACTGTAAGTCATATTTGACGGCTTATTGAACAGCATGATCTTCTGTTCTTCTGTATTAAAACAACCAGTATTGAAAGAAGATTTGTTCCAGTCCCCGGTGTTCCTGTTCCCGGTGTTGCAGTCCCCGGTGTTCCTGTTCCCGGTGTTCCTGTTCCCGGTGTTCCAGTCCCCGGTGTTCCTGTTCCCGGTGTTGCAGTCCCCGGTGTTCCTGTTCCCGGTGTTCCTGTTCCCGGTGTTGC